CAAAGAAATCACGGAAATAGTAGTAGTTCTTAATGATAGATTTGGCAACCTCTTTATGATCCGATTCGAGACCACGATCCTTCCAGCTATTAAGCCAATCGGTGACAGTAGGGCAATCAACCCATTCTTTCTGCAATTTGCCATCGACAATCGTAGGCTTGTACACGCTAAGCCCATGCCCATACAACATATTAACCTGCTTGGTTATCAAGCGAGGAAGTAGTCGATTCTTCTTGATATCTGAGGCGATCTCTTCGCACTTCAGATTGTTGAAGCCACGACTACAGACTTGAAATCCCTGGATGCTTTGCCATTGCATATCCGGAAAGTTACTATCATTAAGTACCGGAAAAATAGGATCAGGATCCAGCACAGACGAGAGCGGCGTATCACCGATTTGAAACGATATCACATTATCGTCGTCAAGATAGCAACCGTAGTTGCCTACCATTTTAAGGTTGCTTTTATTCATAGCCAATCTATTTTATGAAGTTTGAAACCATCTTGTGGAAAGCCCATATACCGGGTCAGTATGCGGTAGCACATCTTTGGCTCACCATCTGCATCACTGAAGAGGAAGAAGTTATCACTATCAATGCTGACCCGTTCCTCCGGAAGTTGGGTGCGCCATTTGCATCCTTCCTTAACCGTTAGATTAGGTATTGCCTCCCCTCTATGCCTTGAGCATGGGAAGAAGGCAATGGTGAAGCATCCATTAGGGAGCTTCGAGATTTCTTTAGCCCATTGCATCGCCTGAATACCTGTCATCGTCATTTCCATGCCCGAAAGTAGTGGGTTTCGGGGTGCGCCAAAAGGACGCACCCGGGGTTTGTCATATTTTCGGAATTTTCGGGAGGGGGTGAGCGGCAAAGTGAAAACTCAGCGGTGCGTGCAGGTATGCGCCTTGCAAGAAAAATACGTTTTAAGTTTTCAAAAGCAAAGGGCTATTTCCCAAAGTATTAGATATTATTCGGATGTCAAACAGTCCCATTATTATACTTTTACTGATACATTTTTAGGGTGAAAAAGAACTACTATATAGCAAAGTTATCGGGTAAATTATCCGGCATTGATGATAATTCGCTTTGCACTTTGTTTCCATAGCGGCCAAAAAGAAGGTAAATTAAGGAGCTGGGAAGCTGTGTTGTTAGTCCGGCCTGGTTCTTTAACGGTACTTTCTTTTCTGATGATTTATCAAGCTCTATGCGGCCCTCTGTTTTCTTCAGTGGTGACAGCATGATAGAGCTGCAAAGGTTTTTGCACTCGTTTTCATCTATCAAGATTTCTGGCAGGGCATTACTGCGGCCACCAAAAATAAGTAGCAACAGTTTGAATTGTTGCCAATAGTAAATTGTAGACTGACCCTCGTTCATTAGTTCAACCTCGAAGCCATAACTTTCAAGCTCACGCTTTAGTGCCCGGCTGTCAGTGGTGATTTGCTCCAGTTCTTCACGACGTTTGTTACCGGCACGGTCGGGATATAGAATAATGCGTTTGTTTATGGAGTCCGGACCAAAGAACTCATAGAACTGGCGGGCGAGTTCCGGTTGTTCATCTGGATAACAGCAATAGAACTCTTTTAGGATCCGGAGCTGGCGACCATAGTTTTTTTCCTGGGCAACAGTCAAGGAAGAAAAGTGGCCGGGATCATAGCCAACGAGAAGTTCATCGTGCTTACTGTAATACTTCAGGTAACGAGCCGTGAGGATGAAGTGTTCCCGGAGGTCAAGTTTCAGGATGGACTCGTAAATATAGCTATCGGCGAACTGATGTTTTTCTTTGTTGTAGTTAGCAAAGAATTTGTTAATTACTTCTTTGTGACGGATGGCACAAATAGAAGTAAGGAACTCATCCATATCGAGGGTTTCGAGCTGGGTTTTGAAGAATTTAGGACCAAGAATATCCTTGTTGCAGAAAGAACTGGCACGAATGTAAAGAGTTGCATTTCGACGCATGTCGGCCAGGCGTGGTTTCCAAAGTGCAATGATGCGGTCTTGCTTTATGATTTCGAGACGGATGTGCTCAAGAGTAACAGGATTGGTTGTCTCACGCTGTGAATTTATTAATCTGTATTTCTGATAGATAGCGGCATTTACATGAAGAGCAACAGTAGCTATTTCTTCAAGCAGTTTATGGTCCATGTGTTTCTCATATTCTTCAAACCAATCGTCCTCTCCCAAGTCAACGCGAGCGGTATCAGATACACCGGTGATACCTTGGTAATATGTTGAGCGGCGGATTTCAGCACTGGATCCACGAAGTGAAGGGAACAAACGGGTTTTCAGTTTTTCACCCTTGTTGTGCTTCATTTCTTCGATGATTGCATGAACAGCCGATCGGCCTGCGACTGATTCCGGTTGATCGGAACTTACTAATTGGATGTGGTGGCCATCACGGAAAACAACGCTGTGCTTGGGGTACGATATCGGATATCGGGGACGGCGGAAGTGTGAAGGGAGTTTGGCTTCACCGACTACATAATCGATGCCGTATTCAAGCATGGAGCGTACCTTTCCGCCAACGGTAACTTCTTTGGAGAAATATGCCTGTAGGTTGGGCCAAACGTTGGTCATGAGAGCGACGTAGGTCTTATGTACCAGGAAGGAAAGTTCACCGGGCATATCATTGGCCACACGAATAATGCGGGGACCGGTAATACCTTCTGTCTTACCACCGGCACGTGCAACTTCAGCATATAGATTATTCGGATCGATTACATTAGCCAAGATTTGCATTTGGTTCATGTAGTAGGATTCGAAGCTCGTTGTCGCATCGAAGGTTGTCTCTGGAGATGAGAGAGAGCTTGAAGATTGGCTATACAGTTCTATTCCCATATTATTCCTCATTTAGTTCTTCGTATTCTGCCTCCTGGATATCAGCATCACGAAGGAGACGTTTTTTCTCTACTTTTTCAATAGGAAGGCTGTCGATGAGATTGAGATAAAAACCTTTGTTATGCTTGGCTGCAATTTCTTTTAATGAGGCCTTGCTGTATCCAAGGTCTTCAGAACTGAGTTCTGGAGAGATAAGAAAAACAATACCTAAATCACGATCAGCTTCAGCTATTTCGGAGGCACGGCGGCGGCACTCCAGGGCGGCGGAGTAACACTTGCCCATTGTTTTATAGTCTTCAGCTGCAGCACAAAGCTTGGCTAAGTCTTCATACTTGTCGGCATAATTTGACTCCCATACTTTGATAGATACATTGTTATCAATGCTGAAGTAATTTATTGCAGCATAGATACGAGCTTTGCAGGTACGTTCGTCAATGTTTATCTGCTGTTGTGCATTGATACGTTGACGTAGCTGCTTTGCTGCACGTGTTATGTTACGTTCGTACTCATAGATTTCGGCAGCCCATTGGAGCTGCTTCAAAAAGATTTGTACGTCGGGCGCAATTCCGTCACACTTTCCTGTAGTGAGGAAAGCGGATATTAGGTCCGGATGTATCTTATCAAGGGTGTCGAGTTGAGTCATACGCCGAACAGTTCTTTTCTAAGTTTCTCTAACTTTGCTTCTTGCATGGTTTCTTTTAACAGGACAATGGCATCAAGGTCACCACTGGCAGCTTTCTTGATGAGTCCTTCCATTATGGCATGTGCCGCTTCTTGCGGACTAAGCGGCGAAGTGTCCGCCTCATTTTCCTGGGTGGGTGATGTTTCCTTTTTCATGGACTGCATTAATTATGCAGGCAAAAGTAAATGATAAGAGAGGAACAATGAAGGACAAATCCCCGCTACAAAAGTCTGTAACGGGGATTTGGAGAATTATTGGTGAAAAGAAAGTTCTATGATTTCCTTATTAATATCGGAACAAAATGCAGTCAGCCATTTTACAAGCTGCATATCATTATTGGGGATTTCGGAAAGGTTGGAAGTTACAATTAAACTCATAACAGCCCGGGCAACCATTGACCATTCTTCAATAGTCAGTTCCTTATTCATTTTTATATTGGGATTCATTGGGGACCTCCTTTCTCTTCTCCAGTGATGTAATCAGTCAAGAAGTCACGTAGTAGTTTCAATTCGTCCAATTCAAGGTCATCTATGAATAAGGCTGTATCTATTTTAGCAACCTCATACATACATTCTGATGCTCCGTTATTATCCGTCCAGTCATATTTCATAATGGAGAATTTGGGGTCTTTACTCATTTTGGACCTCCTTTCCGGCACTTCTTCGCCTTATAAACGCATAATGCAGTCACTGCAAACAATGGAGGAAATATAAATCCGATACAAGTTGAGAGAATGGCACCGAAGTACCAGCGGTCAGAGGCACTGCGAAGCTCGCAGTCAGGAGCCAAGCTACGATAGTAGCGGCGTTGCAGGTCAGAAACTTGCTCTGTAAGAGCATTGATGTTGCTCGCGACATTAATGTCGGAAGCAGGCACGTTGAGAGTGCCGGAAGTTTGATTTTTCATAACGTTGTACTGTTTCGCATAAAGGCAGAAAAACGGCTGCCATATCCCGTGTCGCGAAACAGTACAACGTTGATTGCCGAGGCAAAAACAATGTATGGGAAAGGCAGCCGCCAATATCTTAAAATCAGACATAAAAAAAGCCCGCAAACTTGTGAGCATTATACGATGCACATCGACAACCAATCAGGGTTGTACTGTTTCGCACTGCAAATATGGGGATAGTTTTTGGAATAGCAAAAAGAAAGCAGAGTTTTTTGCTCCGCTTTCTTTTTTGTTATATCTTCATATCTTCATTTTGCTCTCTAATCCAATCCCATGCATCTTGAGGAAGCCACCCATCGTAATTACCATTTTCCAATGATACTTTCATTAAAAGAATATGCTTATCAGGTCCCAATACTCCTCTTACCTTTTCATTTAACTGATGTATTGACTGCTCACTGGTCATTAAAATATATGAAGAACGAATATAATGGAACCAGTTTAATAAAAACGGAAGTTCCGTAATCTGCTTATGGATTGCTACATAATCTAAATTATCATCCCTGTCAAAAACAAGTATATAAGCATATTTATTCATTTTCTTCCTCCTCAGTTTTATTATCTAAAAATGCAGTAGTACTAACAACATCAACAAAACTGTGTGTGTCAACAGGCAAATAATTATCTTTATTACCCAAATATTCAAGAGATTGCTTCTTTAAGTTATATTCTTCAGAGCGTAAGTAATCAGGTCTTGTTATCGCAAAATATATATAGCCTACAATTACCAATATTAAGAAGGCACCTGCAAAACTAAATAATACAATAACAATCCATGAAGCCACTTTTGCCATAGCTGCTCCTATCGCCATAAGTAATATACAAAGCAAATATTTAGCAGGAGCATCTATTATACTCCGTACTTTTATACGCCCTATGTGATTTGATATTTTTTGCCAAAAATCAGACATAATAACCGTGTGTCGTTAAATTATGCTGCAAATATATTCATTAACATTGTAGAACTCAAATTGTTTTTGAAGTATTATAAGAAAACGAGAAACAAAGACTATTTAATCCATCTAAAAAATATTAATGGTAGAAAAAAAGTTATCATTTAAGCAGAGGGTAGTAGAAATATAGTTATCTTTGCAATACGAAGATAAATGAGGCGAATGGCTAAAAAATCTAATAAAAAATTCAGTTGAAGCAATGGCAACAATGAAAGTAAAAAAGGTAATAGAACTCCTTGAGGAAAACGGATGGCGGTTTATTCGCACAAGGGGCGATCATCACATCTACTTTAAAGAGGGTGCAAGACGTCCGATTGTGGTCCCGGGAAAGGATAATGACGACTTAAAAGATGGAACATTAAGTTCTATATTGAGGGAAGCAGGGCTTAAATAGCCTTGCAATTCTTCAACTTATCACAGAATGCATTTACTGTGAATTACATTATAAATATTATAACTACTAATTGTATTAAAATGAAAGAAGTAACAGCCTTTATTGAAAGAGCAGAAAACAATTACTCCGCTTACTTGAACGGTATAGATGGTGTAGTTGCTACTGGAAGCTCCGTAGATGAAATTAAGACCAATATGGTTGCGGCTATCGGAGTATTTATTGAAGAATGCAAAGATTTGGGATGTGAAATACCCGAAGAATTGCAAGGAGATTATGAACTTAGCTTTAAAATGGATGTAAAGTCTCTCTTGGACTTTTACTCCGGTATCTTTTCTAAAGCTGGTTTGGAGCGCATAACGGGTATTAATCAAAAACAACTGTGGCATTATGCGTCTGGCGGGCGTAAACCTCGACCAGAACAAGTAACCAAGCTTGAAACAGCGTTACATAAATTAGGAGCTGAACTCCTGTCAATCACCCTTTAAAAAATCCCCTCACAACGAAGTGAGGGGATTTTTTACTCTCCCGGCTCACCCAAGTATCGAAGTATAGCTTCGTGTTGTATGGGGGTGAGCGCCCGTTGCCGGGGCTTGAAGTGCAGGGTTTCGAGTTCCGATTTCAACTCTGTATTCAGTTCTATCCATCGGTGTAACTGAATACTGGCACTGCGAGGGGTACTTCGCGGGAAGTAGGCTTGAGCGAGGTCGCTCATGTAGATTGCTTTCATTATTCGTATATTTTGCTTTGGGATTTATGGCTACTAAATTACTTGAAACTACCTATAGACAATAGGACGTTTACCTATAGGTAGCGGGAGATTTACTTACAGGCAGTTGGCTGACTACCTATAAGTAATTTATCCCAAAGGGTTCTCCTCTATGCCTCCGTCCGAACCGGAACCATTTCCATCTGTTTGGGAAGTTTCTCCTAACTTAGGCACACGCTTGAAGGTAAGGCCTCCGTCTCCGGCACGGGTCGCTGCTTTAATCGGCTTTCCCGGGCGGAACTGGACGTTGGCTGCCGTGATGTTGTTGGGGGTGAACTCTTTTTCATTCTTGGCTCCTTTGCTGGACAGTTGGAGTTGGAAGCTGCCGAAATTTTCGAGACGGACAATCTTGCCTGCCGCCAGATTCTTGTTGATTTGCTTGATGAGGGCACGGATAGTATTCAAAGCATCTCCATCCGTCAGGGATGTGGCGTAGGCAATATCTTCGGCCATTTCGTCCATGGTTATTTCACCATTGGCTTGCGCTTTGGCATAATAAAGCTTTGCGGCTGATTTATTACCTGGTTTACTGCTCATCAGAGCGAGGGAATAGTTTACACTCATGCGATTGATGTTTTTAATGATTAATATTACTTTGTCGTTTTGCAAATTGACAAGGCAAAGGAACACAGTTGGCATGAGTGCTGGTTGGCATATCTGTATTCTACTGCAAAAGGGAGCGTTAAGAGGGATTATTAAGCAGTTCGGAATGGCTTATATCTTGCAATATTGCTTTGAATAGGGCCTCACGTTCACGATGGCGGCGGAGGTTCTCTTTGTCCTGAGAGCGCCGAGTCTGCCGATCGGCTCGCTTCAGGTAAGATTCGTATCTGCGGATGTTATCCGCTACATTCTTGTGCAAGCGTAGAAACTCGTGCGGATCCGTCTTCAGTAACTTCGTCAGTTGCGCTCTCTCTGACTGATGAGTTATGAGCGGATGAATGTAGAGGAATTTCCCAGTGTCGTTGAACGATTGCAGCTCATCGAAAGCCTGCAAGTTTCGGATCCGGAGTTCCACCATGTCCATGATGTCACGTTTGACCGGTTTCTTATCCAGGCTTTCGTCGAGCTGCTTCATTTGTTTCCAAGTGACCACACGATCGTTGTAGATGAGTGTGGCTATTTGGACTTGCGGATCGAAGAGGTTGTCCCAGTCGATTTGCGGGTACTCCTCGTGCTTTTGGACTTTGCTGGAGCTGCTTTGGACTGCTCTTTTTTTTTCTCGATATCCAGGGCTTGTTCGGCTTCTTCAGCGCGAGTTTCAGCTTCTTCCTGGGCCTCTTCCGCTTCTTCGGCACGTTGCTCGGCCTCTTCTGCTCTTTCTTCGGCTTCCTCAAGGGATTGTTCCAAAGCCTCTATTTTTACTGATTCTGGAGTATTTTCGTCAGTGGTACCGGTAGTCTCATCAGAGGCTGAAGTATCACTATCTGTAGTGGTGGTTTCATCTGAAGGAGTATTCCCGGCATCGATACCGGCAGTCTCATCAGAAGTCGAAGTATCACCATCTGTAGCGGTGATTTCGTCTGAAGGTGTATTCCCAGTAGCGGTACCAGGAACTTCAGTAGCAGCTTTCAGCTCATCTAACTTTTTACGACGAAAGGCACGAATGCTTTCTCGAGTCGTCAGATCCAGGAGAGAATAGAGGATTTCACTCGCATATCTTTTCGGATCGCGAGTATAAGTTCTCAGTTGAGGAAGCCAGGGACGAACTTGTCGCAACAGTTCAAGGTCATATATTGCAGCATCCGGATTGCGGAGGGCATTAAAATGAAGTTTCTTTTCTTTGAAATTATACATAGCTTGTTGGATTTGAAACAAGCTAACTCAACTGAATTTTATCAGTTGGTTAGCCTGTTAATGATGATTAAGCTGTCTGAACACGCGTTCCTTGGACTTCTACGAGTGTAGCCGGGTCCATAACTCGGAATGTGATGGAGGAACCGGCCTTGGCCGTCCAGGTGGCACCATCTTCGAGAGTGAAGGCTGTACCATCGGCAATAGTGGCAACTTTGTCAGTACCGGTACCTTCGAGAGTAATGTACCGGCCTTTATCATTGGCTGTGAGACCTGATATCGCATTGATGGCGTAAGTCGCTGCGGATCCGTTCGGGATTTCGTACCGGTTGTTCTGAGGAGATATCGCCAAGGTTGCTGAGTCAGCAGCATGCTTGGCTGCAGGAACACGGATGATATCGCCAGCGTACTTGTAATATTGGTCTATGCTGGTACGCTTGAATGTGAAAGTTACATAGCGGCCATCTTTATCATTTTTGGACTCATAAGAAGAAAGCACCATTGGTCGATCATAATTGCCGAGAATATACCATTGCTCCTCTCCTACTTCTTTGAATATAACAATAAATTTGCCACCGGCATGTTCTTCAATAAAAGTGAAAAGTTGGTCGCGCATACCTCCCATAATCATTACGAAATTATTCTCTCCACTGGTGGTGATATCACCTTTTTCACCCGTTGATGTATATGTAGGTATATCATGGGCTTCAAAATACTTCATATATTGTCCGGTCTTCATAGGTAAAGTACCTATTTCCCTACTTGCATTAGGCTTCGGAAAAGTTACATCTGGGTTGATTTGGGAGATTTCAATCAAATAGACCTTATATGCTATATTCGAGCCATGAGTTTGTCGGTCGGAGACATCTCCAACGTCACCGATAGCCATCATGGCGGCGAATGAAGTGCCGGTGAAACCTGAGAGGCAGAAGGGAGAAGAGGAAGGATCCAGAAACATTCCGATAACGAAGGCGAATGCAATCAACGTCATCAGTGAGAGAAAGAAGCGGAGCTGCATTTTGCGAGCCGCTTGGTTTCCTTTGCGAAAAGGATTTGAAATTTTCTTTGCTTTCATATTAAATAAAATGATGGGTTAAAAAGAAAAGGGCGGGCCAATAACCCGCCCCTGTCACCTAAAAACAATTAATTACCAGACTAACAAAGGTTATCTTACACCTGGAATGTTAGGCTGCAGTGCAGCGTTCACCTTGCGGACACCGGCTACTTGGCGTTCGAGTTCCAGGAAGTTTCCTTTGCTGTTCAAGATCAGCATAATGTAGTCACCGACCTTAGTAGGTGTATACGCCTCAGTGATATCGGCAAACTTACCGGCTTTGGCAATGGTGGTTGCATTTTCGGTTGATCCACACTCGATGATATAAGCGACACCGGCTTTGGCATTAGTGATATCGGTAATGGCTTTGGCTGCAGTATTGGCTACAGTGATTTGCCAGAAACCTTTGGAAGCATCTACGGCGGTGGCATCAGCCTCCATGTCAACAGCAGGTTTATTCATGAAGATTTGCTGCCATTCGTAGTTGTTTGCTTTAAGTTTATCCAGGCTGTCGAAACGACGGCCGGTAAATGAAGCCGAACAACCTTCTTTCCAAGTAGACCAGGCTTTTACAAGTTCCATGTCTTCTTTAACCTTGATAGACAGCATTTCACCCGGTACGTATTCCAGGAACTGAATGTTTCCGGGCACATCCATAAACATGAGAGGAAACTGGCCAAGATATGGAAGCCAAATGATGTGTACGTTCGTATCAGGAACAACATATTTATAACTGTCTGGTCCGGTAAAGTCGATATCCTTACCATATTTGGCACGAACGTTCTTGATCCACCAAGGCTGATGGGTTTTGTTCAGGTACAGAACATGGTTGTCAATGTCCATATCTTCCGTGCAGGAAGTAATGATGTCGGCAACAAAATCCTGAACAGCATCCAACATATCGGCATCGGTATATCCACGATAAGCTTCATCATCATGAGGAAGAATCTTAAACTCATGAATGTAGCGGAGTAATGTGTAAATAACACCTGTAGAAGCATTCAGATAGCTACCTGCAACGCCTGTCTCCGGTTTTACATAGATACCACGCATACGGCGTTTGTTTTGCTCAACCTGGGCGGTTTCTAAGGAATTAAGGATGCAGAACTCGATCATGTTCCACTTGATCGGATCAGAACCCTCTTTGTTTAAGTAACCGATGTACATGCGCTCCAGTTCCTTCATTGGACCGAACTTGAGTTTGATCATAGCATCATCAACATGTCCCATCTCGTTTTCGAGCTTCATGTCACCCTTCCAGATTTCACCTTGCTGGTAGGCCTGGGAAACTTCAGAGAAGAAAGCGTTGAATACGAGGTCATGATCCTGAATGCCGTAGCGTACCGGGAAATACTGAGTGAGATCACGTTTCGTGAGAACACGAGCAATCAAGGCATCTTGACGGAGAACTACAAATTGGTTACCGACTCCGGCAGTATTAACGCCTTCGTAATTAGTTCCAAATTCACCGGCAGCCAATTTCTTGGCATCGAGCATGCCATTGGCGTGCAAATAGGCATAGCGTTTTTGCAAGGAACGGGAAAAGGCTACGGCTTGCTTACGGAAGGAAACACCTTCTGTTTCTTCGTCCCAGGCACCGAATGAAGCTGCCGCTGCCGGGTTAGCGGCAATACGGTTCCAACGATCGGTCATGGAAAACATAGAATTTTCGATGCCAAACAAGAACTTCGTGCGATCTGCAGGACCTGTGAAACTGGTAGTGGTAGTGGTTACCGTCTGAATGGGACGGTCTTCAGTGGCACTATTTTGCATCGTGTTGACCAAGCCTTGTACGGCTTGAGCAAGTTGTACAATGTCGGTACCGGTTGCCGGAGTTTGAGTAGTCTGCACTACCGGCTTTTCTTCTCCACTTTGAGTTGCATTCTGGCCTGGATTAACAATACTATCCAAAATGCCTTGTACCTGATCCATCTGCTCTTGAGTGATAGGAGTATTTGTAGCAGCATGAGCTGCCATGTCGGCGGCTAAGTCATCCTGAAGAGTTGATTGATACTCTTTCTGATAAGAGTCAACAATCTGTTTCCATTCTTCGTCAGTCAGCTGATTGGCTTTTGCTTTGTCCAGCAGCTTCAATTTCTGCAGGACGGTCTGAATTCTTTCTTTAATATTCATGTGAATGAAAAAATTAAGTTATAAATAGTTGAGAGCGTTCTTTTTGATTGTTTCCAAGTTGGTGTAGTTCCGGCCAAGGTCTACAGCGCTGGCAACGGCTTCGAAGAAGGTCATGGATCCATCAATGAGTTTCTTTTCGATGGCATGAGTTGTATCGAAGGTCTCGCCCCGGAAGACAGGATCGTCTTCCGGGAGCTCACCCAGTTCCGGACGGCTTGTACGGACTTCGTTCAGGAACTGCTCAGTGAGCGGATTTAGCACATCTTTGACATATTGCTCCGGTTTTCCGGCACGCATGTCGTTGTACTTCTTATTCTTGAGGTCTGATTTATCAGCGGTTTGCCTAATGATTTTAATGCCAAGCTTCTCATAATAGCCGCTAAAGTCATAGGTCTCGACCATTGTACCTATACAGCCAATTACTTCGTTGGCTGTAAGTGCGGCAATAACATTGGAATGGCAAGTGATGTAATAACAGGCAGAGCAATTACATTGCTCGACAAGGGTTATGATGGGCTTATTCAACGAACGCATGGTCTCGCTGAGTCTATCAAGATACCAGGCTTCACCACCTGGCGAGTTGGCATGGATGAAGTGGCAGGAAATAGCCGGATTAGCTTCGGCATCCAGGATATCCCGTTCAAATTGCTTGGAAGAGAAATACCAACGACTATCAGCAGTGATAAAACCCCAGATACGATGGTAGGCGATACTACCTTCAGGAAGTTCATTGGAAGAAAAATCACTGGTAAGGTTTACTTCTTGGAACTCGGAAAGTGCATGCAGTTGTTGCTGGATTTTAGCAAGGGCTTTATCCGCCAAGTCTTTATATGTAGGCGGATCATCGTCGAAGAAGAAAGCCGATGGTGTGGGTGCGTCATTGGCTATCAAAGGGAAAGCATCCATCATGGCAGAAGTGAAGCCTTCTGCCGAGATGAGAAGCTGTTGAGTGTTTGATAGAAGAAGCTGTCGGAGAAAAGTTCTGTTCATTGCATATCTTTTCAGCGAAGATAGGCAGCTTGCAGAAGGGGGTGAAGGACGCTACTGGAGAGGTGATTTGAGCATTTTACACTCAATTTTCAGCGTAGCGGAGTTAAGATTTGGAGAAATGGATACGATGGCTGGTATCTTATTATCCCCAATACTGAACTTCCGGTACCGGGTATCCCGAAATTCTATAATGGCAAACTTGCCCGAAGAAAAATCACGGATAACGTCAGCTGGTGGAAGATCGACTGTAATCTCTTTATTACAATTGTAGCACCTACCGGCTTCGGAATCTTCCGGTACCGGCGAAAAAGTAAATTCATCGGCAATGAAACGATAGATATCCTGACGCATCTTGGCGATGGGATATACATTGAGTTGGATGGATAATTCTCTCATAATGATTATATTTATTTGATATTCAATAAGTTCGCCACACATAGGACATTTTGTCCGCCATTTTGGGACAAAATGCATAGTTCGGTAGGTGATTTTTCATCCCCTTTTTAACTTCTTTTTATACTCTCGACGTCTTTTTCTTTTTCGAATGTTTTCCCGCCACCGATAGAAGTTTTTTAGCAAGGCATCTTCAGTAATGCTGTCAATACAGTAGGAACACAGGAATTTATGAACGATATCGAGGTTGTTAAGCTCATGACCGTTCAAGTCATTCTCATCCATAGCGGTGTGAAGGTCACGATTGAACATACGACGTACTTCATTCTCTATGACCTTGGCAGCTCGTGGAGAAAGGTAATTATAGACTTGTGGGTCCTTTCCTATCCGTCGGTCTGGGAGAACAATAGTAAGATTGCCGTTGTCCACCGGAGATTGATTCTGATGACGACGGGCCATCAGGGTCCAAATAACGTGATACAAATCTGTATTGTCAGGAATTCTAATGGGTTCATCTGCGCCATTATTATATTTTCCACGCAGATATTCAGCAAGGTAAGGTGTAATCATAATGCTCGTTGTAATCATGGCTGTTTCCTCTAAATATATTTTTGAAATAGTTTTTGTTCATTTTCTCATCCTACCGTCCAACCGTCCAACAGGATTATTAAAGTTACTGATTATTATTTAGTTACACAAATTTACCAAAAGAAAAATAGTGTTGGAGGACGTCCAACACGTCCAACAAACTGCGTTATTTCTCTTTTTTGTTGGATGCCGAATGTTGGATGGTTGAAAACGGTCAATCCAACACGTCCAACAGCGTCCTACAAAACAACACCTATGTAGTATATATATATAATTAAAAAGAAAATATATACTACTATACAACAGGGAGTTACATTTTAAAATGTTTTTCCTTGTTGGACGGTTGGACTGTTGGACGGTATTTCTGAAAAGTTTTCTTTTCAAAACTTTGCCTCCTTTGCTTTCTTTTTTGTTTCAGGGGGTCCGGGGGATTTGAGAAAGATAGATAGTATAACATTGGTTTAGATGAATTCGACGAAATGTCCGCAAATCAGAATATAAAAAGCAATTATTCCCAATGGGGTGGCCACCGGGAATAATTGCTTGAGAGTTTAGAATAGAATTTGTCTCACTAAAGAACAAGGGGTTGAGGTGCATCAGCAACTCCCAAAGGATCATTGTCCGGATTAGCAGTCGGGATATCCTCCTCCGGATTGCGCTGCAAGTCAATATCATACAGTTCTCTGAAAAGTTCGTAATTGATAGCTATACAGCTTGAATTAGTACTTCTCTTTTCCATCTTACGAACCATATCATTATTCAGTTTAATAGGTATGCCTGTTTCATTGGGAATATTCTCCTCAAAGCCACCGCGTGGAACTTCGACTACATCATACCAATTAAAGCGGCGGGCATGCACCAATCCAATGTAACTGGGATGCGAACGTAGGTTCTGCTCGATGGTAGATTGAGTCGAATCTTCCTGGTTGTACGATGATCGAGCGTATTGCGTATAAATGGTGCTGAGACGTAGAAACAATACGCGAGTTCCTGCAGGAATAGGTATTTCCCTTTTCTCCCCTCCAGGAAGTTTGATCGTAAATCGTTCCGGCGTGTCGATGGCAAAATCCCGGCCTTCCTTTATTGCCTTGGAATCGATCATAACATCCATTGCTTTGAAGAAGCTGGCCAACTTGTCGGTTTTAGAAATCAGTTCAACCTGGAACTTAATCTTGTTGCATGCGATTTTGAAAAAATCTTTGTAAGTGAATGGTAATTTCATATCTGTATAATTTTCAATTAGATTACATGTTGCTAAAAATAATGAAGCCGTTTTCATCAGACGATCGATCTCTCCGGAATTCATCAGCTCTTTCTTCAGTTCATCATAAGCTTTTTGCTTAAGCATCCGGAAATGTTGCATAACCAAGGGACGCAGCTGAAGAACCTCGAAAAGTACATTCGAAAGGCCCCTTTTTGATGGATCCTCAATCTCCTTCAGCTTATTGAAAAGCTCAATCTCTTCCGGTGTGCGATTCTTTGCTTTGGGAACCTCACAAACAATGATACGGGACATAAGAGCATTGTCGTCTCTCTGAGGCGTTTCCTGCCCACAAATAACTACCGGTGCAAAAACCTTTTCTATTTCTATATCTTTACCCTGATTTGCTTTCCTTTTCTGACGGCCTTCTCCATCATAAACAGACTGTTTTAGATATTGGAACATCTGGTCATTGATATCCTTATTGTTATACTCGTCAAGAACGACAGGAACATCCCTGAAAGAAGAAAGCAATGAAGAGAGAGCTGGTAGAGTTCCGGTATTCAGATTAAATATAGAAATATTAGGGGAAATGAACAAGGAGCGGATGGATATCGCTATTTGTGTTTTTCCCGATGACATAGGCCCCATAAAAAAGGGAGCGGTAAAAAGACGGTCGATACAGTGAATATTGCTTCGGAAAGCACACATTATAGCATAAATAAGAGCCCATTTTCCATTGTCATTAATCTTATATACCCGATCCATCAGGGAAGCCCACTCTTCAAATGAGCATCTTTTATCTGCAGGAATTTCTTTATATACAAGTTGAGAAATAAGCTCGTATTTATCAGTTTTCCGGCCAGAACCTGCGTAAATTGTAGAAAATGCCGGCAAATAATAGTTCTCCTTATGGTGAGTGACGACTCCGAGCTCATTAACGGGATCAAAGCGAGCAAGACCATCGACTATATGGAAGATACCATTGGCAAAAGCGAAAAATTGCTGATCCTCGCGGCGAGAAAAACCGTCTTCTTGCTGATTACCATAAGTAACAACTTCGGTACACTTCACATAGTGACGGCTCATATATTCGCGAATCTTGGTCCAATGCTTCTCTTCACCGTTGGTGAAATTGACAGCTTCCAACATGATAAGTTTTTCCTCAATGGTGCTCTTCTTAACAAGAGCTTTGGAGGGAACCTCTATGTAAAGAGGGGTTTTGTAGTAGCGTCGATTTATTTTAATGACACGCTTGTTATCTTCGTCGTTATCAGAATAAATGTGTAGCAAAGGAGTCATAAAAAAGTCACCTACCATCGTATGACCTGATTTTTCTTGCTTAAAAAGGTAACAGACCGGTTCTCCCTGCTTATTCAGCTTTGGATAGAAATTACATTGATTAAACATCTGCATGTATTCCGGATTGTCCTGGACATATCGGGGAAGTTCATCAGGATCATAGCTCTCCTCTACATAGTCATCATCCGTACGCTGAGCATTGATGGCCATACGAGATTTGCGCTTGGCCAGATATGGCTTTAGAATTTCAGTCAGAGCCTGTTTTATCAGCCCTAAACAGCCACAGAAGTATGAGTAATTGATTATACGTACAGAATCATCAGCATAGCTTATAATCTCGGCACAACGTTCAATATAAGGCGAACGCTCTCCTATAAAATTTTTGAAGAATAGCTTATGCTGATAGACATAAAATTTTGCAAAGTTATAGGCCTCGATCACATTATCTTCATCCTCCAGGTCTTCGTCATCTATAATCTCGTCTTCATCGTCGGGTTCCGCTGTCCTTTCAACCGTCACAGTGATGTTGGATATACCTCCACGAAACATTGTAGCTAATGCAGCCAAATAATCGGCTTCTGTCCCATCTTTAGAAATTGTAAGACCATCACTATCTGTAGTAAACATTTGACTGGCTTGACGGAGTAATTGGATATCGTTCATTCCCGGAACGCCATGAACATATACTATAGGTTCGTCTCCATATAAAGTGAGAAACTCCTGATAATCTGAAGTAAGAATGCAAGGTTCGTTTCCGGAGCGAGTTTCTGAAAGCATTTCAATACCATATATGCCAGGCTGCATCAGGTCTTTTTCTTTGATCGAAGCTGTCTTCTTTTTACGTAAAGTCTCATTTACCTTTCGTTGGATCACTTCAGTATTGGTGTCAAAAAGGTTGGCTATTGCTTCAATACATTTAAGACGGAGGGTTTCTGAAGGAATTACCGAAACAAGTTCACAGAGGGTTTGTATGGCCTCTTCTTCTTTATTCGGGTCCTCTACCGGATTATCACCACGCAATAATGGGGCAAAGTAGCGGACAAAATGCATTTGATGGTTCATGATCCACTTCCCGGTATCTGTTTTCTTCTCCCTTGCAAGATCATCCGGATCTTGCCCATTAGGAAGAGGAACAGCACTCACCTGGAAACCTGCAGCAAGCAATGCCTCGCAATTTTTAAGAGAAGCATTGATTCCTGCAGTATCAGAATCATATATCAGAGTGACTTTCTTGGTAAAGCGTCCGATGAGCTGGATTTGTTCAGGAGTTAAGGCAGTACCGCTGCCGGCAATGGTATTGCGAACACCTACATCGTGCATGGAAAGAACATCGAACTGGCCTTCGACCAGATAAACATTGTCATATCGAGAGATAGCCTCACGTGCCTGGTACAGTCCGAATAAGTGAAGTCCTTTTTTGAAAAGAGGGGTATCCCCTGTATTAATGTATTTCCCACTTTTTTCCTGGGGAGTAATATAACGGCCAGAATATCCGACAATGTTTCCTTTTAGGTCAAAGAACGGGAACATGATGCGATCACGAAAGACATCGTAGATAAACCCTTTCTCCGATTCGCCCAGAACGCCAACTTCGAGAAGTCTCTGTTGGGTAAAGCCAGCTTCAAGAAGTTCTTTTTTGGCAATATTGCCTTCCGGGGCATAACCGATTTTAAAATCCTGCAGTATTCCATTGTCAAGTTTATACCCACGTGAGTAAAGGTAGGATTGCGCATCCGGAAGATGTTTCTGAAAAAAGGCTGTTGCTCCTTTCAAAGCAATGCGCTGCGACTCACGTTCCTTAGCTTTAGTCATCTCATCATCTGTCATGACACGCTGTGGAAGCTCTATTCCGACACGATGGGCCAGCCAGGTAAGAGCTTCATTGAAGGACATCCCCTCATGATCCTGAACAAACTGAAGAACATCTCCACCTTTGCCGCAGACAAAACATTTATAAGTTTGCCTTGAGGGACTGACGACCATAGAAGGGTGTTTATCCGGATGAAAGGGACATATCCCCAAATAATTAATGCCTTTTTTACGTAGAGAAACGAACTGGCCAATAACATCGACTATTTCGTTTGCCTCCTTAATACGCTGTTTTAATTCTTCGTCAATCATTGCTTTCTTCTTCAAATATACAGAGTTGACGCGCTGCAAAGGCTTCTTCTAAGGTAATTCCAAAGTAGTTGGATAGCGCGAGATACTCTTGTTGATTAATATTTTTGCGTCCGTGAAAAATATCCCACCAACGCATTTGATTTATGCCAACTTCACGATAAAAAGTGCGGGTTGGCATAAAGTTCTCCGGATGCCGGAACTTAATCCGGAGCATCTCTTGTACCAGGTTTCTTTTGACTGTCTGGCCAACAACAATATGTTTCCGATGCATATACAATTGTACGGCCAAAGGTGAACGATTCAGAACCTCAGACATCTGCTCTGGAGTCATCTTATTAGCGTTGTCTCTTACGAACTGATCTTCGTGCGGCTGCCATCTTCCATTGTTCATAGCTTTCTTTCCTCCATATTTGTGTGTAATCATCATTAAATTCGTATTCCGGGTGTCGCTCGATATAACAGCAACAGAACTTAATAAATAGTTCCTGCTGGGACGGAATAACAGAGGAGATAATATCGTAATACCGCCCAACCTGAAGTTTATCCAGAGCTTTGAAAACTCGACTCTCAAAGCTCTGGAATTCATTTGGTCCCAGTACCGCCAGGAACTGGTCGATCCAGTCGAGGTTCTCCATTCGGTATTTGATAAGGCTGTCCATTGTGCTGCAATTTATGATACTGCGAATGTAGACGTTTGAAAAGATCATGAGAAAGACATTCTTGTGCCGCTGCGTTCGGATTATGAAAAGTCTGCAGTATTCTCAGTAATGACTCAAGTTCATTAATTGAAATATCATTAATTGAAAATAGTCCACGAGAATCGACATCCAAATACATCAGCCGCATGCCTTTACTCATTTTCTGTTGTTCTTCGACGCTCCGGAGGGGAAGATCGTAATTCCGCTGACGTTGGGTGGAATATAGGGAGAAGCATTGCCCGGCATCGTTCCAACGAAGCGATTTCCATTTGGTGACTGTTTTTCTCTTTCCGGAGATGGTGACCTTCTGTACTACCGGGACCTGGCCATATACTTGACGAACAGTAGCCCCTTCTCCATAAAATACCTGGTCTAATTTATAAGAGCAAATGCTCATGGCAAGCTCAAAAATTCTTGTGCTATACATATTATTGTTTTTCGTTAGTTACTTAACACTGTTCAGCCAATCTAAAGCGTTTTGCAGATTATCTACATAATCGGCATTATAAATATATGAGACCTTATCTCCTTTTACATACTCCCGGTCATTGTCAGTCTCTCCTATTATAAACTCCATATTTGGAGTTCCTAACCGATGTACACCAATGCAATAGGTTGTATCTTCATGTTTCCTACTCTTTTTGGTTTCTAAAAGAAAAATACTATTTTCTAATTCCATTTTATGGCTCCTTTCGATACTTATTATTCATTAATTGGATGGTTATCAATATCTCCAACAAGCCATTCAATCGCAGCTTTGATGCCTTGTTCGTAAATCATACCAGGATAAATGGAAGAACCAGTCTCTTCCGCTTCTGCACATTGATTGAGCAAATCAAAAATTTCTTGCTCACTTCTTACTATAATCATATTTTTATTTATTTAGATAATGCTTCTAAATGGTATTCAGGAATCCATCCTATTGGCTTTATCCCATCTTCCACTTTATATTCCCATAGATCAACCACCGATTCAGTCACTTTCGATTTCCGGACGAAATGGAAAGTATCAACGACAGTTACTTCCTTACCTCTTTTCGATTCATCGGGATCATTGGTTATTATTAATGTTTCTCCTATTTTAAATTTAGCTTCCATCTTATTTGTTATTAATTATTTACAATTTCATCATCGGATGTATTATACTTATATCCACTCTACATGTTGGTATATCTCTGACTAAAGTTTCTCCACTCTCGTTTATAATATTCACTCTTCCCGTATCCATTATCACAAACTCAAGATTACCGAAGGAATAGCGATGTTTCTTTAAGAAACTAATCATTTTGACTTGTATCTCTTTAGAGATTTCAGCCAAATCAAACTTAGCTTCACTGGATAAGTTAAAAAAAGGATGATCGTCAGAAGGATAATTTATTCCGCCTCCTACAACTCGTGTGTCATATTCGTATCTCATTTCTTTTTGATTAGTTTTGAATATTATTCGATTGAATATAATGCCTGCATACATTCGAAGGGAAAAGATGAATTTAATGCGTCGTATACTTCTTCTGGTATACCGTCTTCACTTTCAAAATTACCTTCGATACTTTCAGAGCCAAATGCTGTTGCAACATGCTTCTCTTTATACTCTTTACCGTCAATGATTACGGTACTCTCCCAGTCATCAGGAGTAATTTCGATTTTTATCTTATTCATGTTATCTCTTGATTTTTTTTATGAATCACAATAGTTTTCTAATTCGGATATCACAAAGTTGAATGCATCTTTGTAACCATTTGAATAAGCTCTCTTTTGGTTGTGCATTCCAAATAAGAAAGCAAGGCTACCTATGGAAAGGTAAAGCAACGCTAATAGAACTTTTCGTTTCATTCGTTTCTAAATTATATTGAATTAACCATTAGGTTTCCAAAATATTTCATGTTCCCATTTCTCAGTATAGATATTAATCCATTTTATGTACAGCCATAAAACTTTTATCTCTCGTCTTTTGAACCTAAAAGCAAATGCTTTGTTCCACTTATTCCATGTAATCCAAACTTTGTAACCTATTTTTTTTCTGTATTCTTGAACCACAACATTGCCCTTATGACAGGATTGCTTGCAAGCATCAAAATTACCACTCCAAAACAAAGCAGTAGTCATATCTTCCGTTACTACACAATAACCAGTATATTCTTTCTTTTTCATATCTCTATTTTTAAAAGTACCGGGAACCATCCCGGTACTACAAACCCTAACCTGGGGCTGACCCAACAGCTGTCCTTTTCAGCTGGCATATTAAATTATTAATTATACAATCTACCCTTTACTGAGTATTTTCTTTCAATTCATGTTTTCCTTTTTCAAAGCAAGTTCTCCTGTAGACATTTTTTCTGAAAGCTCAAAAGAATCAATCAATAATGTTCTAAAACCTTTCGAGTGCAGAATTGCTCCTGCAAGCATACGTATTAGTGTTTCCCTTTTTCCAGATACATATTGTGCAAGGCTTTGTATAATAGTGCCTTTTTCAATTTCATGATCAACACATACATTCAGTATTATTGCAATATCATACTCTTTACAAACAGCTTCAACGTGCTTAATAAGCTCCCTCATTGTTTTATCCCGTTCTTCTATCATATTCATTGTATTGTTTATTAAGTTAGTAAATCATCGTGCGGAGCCAGGAATCGAACCTGGATAACCTTACACCGCTTCTTCTATTTAAGATGGTGGACATGCCAATAAGTTATCATTTCCGGTATGTCATGTAGTCCCAGGCGAGCTTTGATATTTTCTCGATGCCGAATAATGGTAAACTTGGAAAGGGAAAGTTTCGCCGCTATGTCTTCAATTCGAATGTTTGCAACAATTAGTCGATACACCTCCATCTCTCTATCTGTCAAACTGGTATCAATTTCAGGTTTACAAACGACTCCTTCTAATTGACACTCGCCACGAAGAGGGCATTTCACCTCCTCAAAAATGAAATGCCCATTGGAATCAATATCATGACTAAATTGATCGTACTCGCCAAAATTACAGCGACAAAAACGATGAACGACAGAGTATTCAAAGAATGTTTTATTCATTGTACGCTTTGAATATAGTTCCATCAATGCTGCATAAGCTTTAGGATAACGATCACTGATTATAGTAAGCATAGAGGATATAAACTCGCGATTTTCCTCTTTCAGTGGGTGGGCTGCCCCATTGACCTCTTTAATCATAACGTCGCCATCCGGAGTATTATAGAATTCTATGTTTTGGAGTTTGTACATATCAGAATAATAATTATGGTTAGCTTATTTGTAATTTTATTATCGTTTTGAGGATAGTATTCTACTTATGGCTTCGAATTGCTCATTCGTAATTTCCTGTTTTCTATATTCAAGAAGTCCAGATGAGTGGATGTGTTCTTCATTCATAAACTCTTTTTCAAGAATACGTTGTATTAGTTTATCTTCCAGTGGCTTAAAAGAATTATTCCGTAGCTTATAATAGAAAGTAGTATATGACATTCCACTTTCTGACAAAATAAAATTGCGCAATGTTTCTTTTTCAGCGTCTGAAAGAGAAGTGTAGTAGTCTTTAAATACCATTTTCTTAAATTTCTGTTCTTTTTCCATGATTAGTATATTTTTTAGTGCTATAATTATACCGCAAACATAAAACAAATTTGAGAAATGCGCAAATTGTATTTGAGAAATAATCAAATATGATTGGTTTTATCTCAAATATTATCTCAAATATTTGGGTTAACTTTATAATTATGAATGTAGTAGAGAATATAAAGCTGTTGCGTGCAGAAAAAGGCATTCCGCAAAAAAAAATAGCGGATGCTTTAAACGTAGATATTGCAGTTATTAGTAATATCGAGAATGGTAAACGTGAATTAAAAGTTAGTGAACTTGAGATAATCGCAAGTTGTCTTGAGGTAACTGTTGTTGACCTATTCACATACCCTGAAAAATATATATCTACTAATGATTTAAATGATGATATTGTAGCATCATTAACGATTCAATTGAGAAAGGAAAAGAAAGATCAGGTATTAAAACTTGTATTTGGGGATAATAGTTTAGAAATATTAAATAAGTAAATATGAGAATAGATATAGAAGTTAAAAATAAAATAAATGGATTTGAATTTTCGGGATACCAAACATTCAATATCCTTTCCTGTTCTTCTCCAGCAAATTTATGGTTGCTTAGAGACTTTGGAAATAATACAGAAAATGGAGTCGCATCTCATGGCTTTGTTTATAAAAAAGTTATTTCAATAATGGAAGTCGTTACTATTATTGATGATTTAGAATTTCATGGTCAAGTTGCGACAGTAGCTTATGGAGAGTTTGGCGGATTACGTAATTTGATTCTAAATCTTGGAGAAGAAAACGTTTCTTATGTTTGGAATCAATATGAGAATGATTTTTGTATTGGTGGATCAGATGTTTATCTAATAGATATAGATGAACTAAGACAATCAAAAGGATTTGAGCATTTATCTGTAGATCAATGTTTTGCAGAGTTACTAACTAATAGTGACATGGACTATCATCTTCGCACGTATAGATATGTAATGTTACCTTCTGGAGAAATATTGAATGAGAGTGAAAGGTAATCTCAAAGATATACAATAATAGACAATAAATGGCAAATAGACATTTATACATATTGCTAAAAGATTAATAATCAGTGCTGGGTTAGTGGGGAGCCTTCTCCCGCTACCCCGACTAAAGTCTAAAAGACTGAAAATTAATTAATTAAGACGATGTAGAGCTGATGCAATTTGCATCGGCTCTACGTCATTTATAGTAAAATTGTGTTATTTGACATTCTTTCTATGCTAATAAAGGAGATTTTCTTATAACTATCTTATAACTGATTTTAAACTCAAGTAATGAGAAGGTCCTTGAAAAAACATAAGTTCATCGAAAAAATGGTAATTAATTATATAACTAAAATCTAATATTATGAAATGCTATTGTAGTCAACACTCCCCTAAAGAGGATAATAAATGTTCGAAAACGTTGAGCTTCTCGGATTATAATTCAAACATTATGTTTAAAGACAATCGAATTAGTCATAAAATGCAAAAGGCCAATATAAATAGTATCTGCCAAAGAACTACTGCTATAGATCCTCTTTGCACCCAATTTAAAGAAAATCTTGGATCAACGTAAAAACCTGAGGGTTTTCTTT